TGCAAGGGCTAAATAGTTCAAGGCTTCTGCTGCCTCTGTCGCAGAAAATGCTGTCTCACGCCCACACTGTCTGGCAGCGTTCTCTAATGTTGCAAAAGCCTTCTGTCCTTCTTCTGTGCTTTTGTCAAGAAGCATTGTAGCTGCAACCTGGCTCATTGACTTTTCAAAGTCCATACCAGTCCTTACAGCTGCCACACCCATTGCCCCTACAGCAGAAGCAGCGGCAGCGGTAGCAGCACCCACTGTTTTAGCAACAGTCCCAATGCCTTTGGGTATGGCTTTAAGCCCTTTGCCTGAAACATCTGCAATCTTGCTTCCAAGCCTGCCAACACCTTTTGTTGCGGCATTTAATGCACTTTTAAAGGAACTCTGGACCTTTCCTGCTATTTTTATAGCAATTTCCATTTCCTTGCCGCCCTTAGCTGCCATAAACCTCCGCCACCTCCCGGGCTATTTCTTCCAACTCAAAAACGGACATGCTTTCCAATGTATCTAAGCCTGTCCGCAGGATAATTGACAAATGTATGGTTAATTTACGAAGACCTTGTCCGTCTGCCGGGCTTAATCCTCGCCATATAAAAAATTTGTTACACGGTTTTTAACTTTAAGTGCTTCTTTTGGTGGTAACGACTGGAAGAATTCGACTGGCATCCCTGTAGCCTTTGATGATATGATGCAGGCATACTCAAGGCTTAGCTCTGGAATTACATTAGTTGTGCCGCTACGTTCCATAATCTTGTTAGCTGCAATCATATCCCTTGCGCTGAGGTTTTCAAGACCACTTAAATCCACATCCTTATAAACAGCCTCTTCAAATTCAAAAGGCTTTTTAAATACAACCAGGAGCTGGTTTTTTTCCTGCTGTCCTTCCTTTTCTGTCCCAGCTGTTTTATTTGTTTCCATCTCTTTAACTTCTGCTGCCATAAAATATATCCTCCTTAATTAATACATGTGCTTTATCAGCACAGTTTCCTTATTTTTTCTAATAAATCCTTGCCATGTATCTTATAAACACAGTTAAACTTGTCAAGTTCAACTTCGGTAACACCACCTATTTCAATCAGGATATAAAGTACCTCTAACTTTATGCTGCTCCCGGTCCCTTCACCCTGTTTCATTTTTCCACCAGTAAGACCTTTGTTTTTGCCACGTATTACAACACGCATACCTTTTTCAGTAGTTGCAGCTGTCGTGTTTACTGTATACTGGATTGAGCCTCTTAATGTAACATCAACGGATGAAATATCATCCGACAGTATAAACAGATCTTTGTCCATTGTCCTGAAAGGTATCTCTATCTCCATGCTTGAAAAATGCCCTATTGTTGGGTCATCAACCTCACCCAGTATCCCGGGGCCGCTTGTTGTGCTTGTGAGTGATTCAAAATCTGGAAGTGTAACCTCTTCTGAAATCCCCACAAGCTGTGTCCCGTCTTTGTAGACGTTAAACATATTTATCTTTGATGGTATGTTATACATATCTATTCACCTCCACTCAGAGCCGCTTCAAGCATTGACGGGTCAAATTCCAGTACATTTAATATGTACTCCGCTGGCGGGTATGGTGCAAGGTACTGGTGGAACTGTATTTTCCCGTTTATTATATCTGTTATGGGGTTTTCATCTTCTATATATTCAATCCTTGCCCCTGCGCATTTGCCTTGTGCCACATATGAATTGCCCCTTATATTTTCAGCATCACATATTGATTCAATTAACCTGAAATCAGCAGGGTCATCTACCTTCTGGAAATAGGTTAAAATAAAACTGTTGCCCCACCAGCTGAAAAAGCGCCTGCAACAGAACCAGCGGTCTTTTGGGTCAGTTGTTGCCGGGTATGCTGCACTGTTATTACCCCATGAACGGAAACCGTTCCAGTTAATGGCAGTAACCACACCGTAGCTGTTTACAACATTTGCCTGCTCCTGGTCTATGACAATTCCACTATTTCCCTCATCATCAAGGCACAGCCCTGTTATTGGAAGTGGCTTGTTGCTTGCGCTTAGGTTTGGCACATCATCATTAACTATGTCATTGTAAGCCACCAGCGCAGAATAAATGGCACTGTAATAATATACATCATCACCAGCCCTTACCTTTGGCCATACTGGTTCCATATGGCAGCTTGAAAAACCAGACTTCTCCTTTATGGTTTTTACATCAGAATACGTTACTGCCCCGTCTGGCGTACAGTCTAAATCAACTATGCATTCACATGTAAATACACCATTGATATTTAAACATTTTGCCGCCATGACTGATGCAACCACAGGGTCTTTTGAATACCCTGGTGAAGTTATAATCCCTGGTGCCATGCCAAACAGCGGATATATCTGGCGTATAAGTTCAAGCCCGCTTTCTTTCTTCGCAGACACATCATAACCACCAACAATATCACCAGATGTTACCTTTGACGGGTCTATCCTGTCACCAGAAATATTTAAACTTTTTGCTTCTGCTGCACTGCCAGCTTCTAAAAGCGTAACAACCACAAACCCTGCGCCGTCAAAACTGGCAATATAATCTGTCCCCTCCTGTAATGTGTTTTCCCCATCTTTCACAATAACGGTATCCAGCAAAACACCCTCAGACTGCAAAACAGCCTGCATGTTATCCACACCACAGGCTGTTTCAGATACTGTTGTTTTATGTCTTTTAGGGTCAAGCACATTTATTAATATAACTGGGGCAACTGCAAATTTTGCAAATGTAGCATTTATGCTCTGGTTAAGGTTATAATCTTTAAAGTTCCCCGAGTAACCTACTGCTGCCGAAGCCTCTGCCAGGCTGTGTGCAAGCTTTGGTATGTTTGTTGCGTTATAGGGGTCTTCTGCCAGGTTTACAGGTGAAACACCTACAACTACCTGCAGGGCAGCAGTCCCAAGGACTGGCGCTGCCAGGCTTGTGGGATTTTCTAATATTTTCACTCCACGGTTATAAGCCATATACTATCATCCCTCCTGTATTTCTTTAACTGCTTTTTTAAACAAAATATTTAAGGCACTTCCTTCTGTATTTAATTCCATGCTTGCCTGCGCCAGCTTTCCCACTGGAATTATCAAAGAATTAAAAAACGGCTTTTCCTTAGCCTTTTCTTTAAGGCTTTCCGGTAAGCCATTATTAAAAACTGTATACTGTTTTGCACCGGGAATATCAGGCCCTATATAAACTCTTGGTCCTGTGTCTGCCCCACCTGGTTTTGTTGTTTTATTGCCTGTATCTGGCAACGTACTGTCTGGTTTTGATACCCCACTGTCCATTGCAGGTATTTGTACCTGTTTCTTTTCGCTCATGCGTATCTGTCCTCCCTTACTATTGATGCAATCTCAAATGCCATGCCCATACCCCCAAAATAGTAAGGGTATGATTCCTCTTCCTGCAAAGCCCATGTTATTGGGTACTGGATAGTATACTTTCCATTAAGCACTGGCACTTTTGCAAACCTTTCATAAATTTTTGCTATTATATTCAGTACATCTTTATGTCCCTGCTTGTCATAATCTGGCTCATATATCCCAATAAGCAGGTTAATACTGGCTGTCTGCGCACTGTATGCATTTTCTATTTCACCATCATCAATGCGTACTATTATGTATGGATATGGATCAGGACCCGTCAACCCGTCTGCCAGGCCATTTTCTAAAAGTTCTGGTGGTATTTCTTCCTGTCTTATAGGTTCTGGCATTGGAAGAAGCTGTTTAAAAACATGTATTTTATCAATGCCGCCATCTGGGCTTTTCAGGCTGAAACCTTTAAAAATCTTACTAAGTTCTTCTGCCAGTTCATCCTGCAAAAATGTTGCAACCATTTTAAATCTCCCCTCTTAAAGCACGCATGACATGCCTGTTTACAGCTTCCTTTAAATCATCCTGTATATGTGGCTCTACAATTCCATATACATGTTTTTCGTTTCCTATCATTTCTGGTATGGAAGCACCCATCTTTTCAGAAATCTCACCTTTCTGGCCACGTTTCATGCCTTCATTCCTGCTAAAAATCCCAATATGCCCACTTCCCATCTTAGCCACAAACCATTTTAATTTCGCTGATGAAGATGCTTTGAACCTTGTACCTTTAAGTATTTTTCCCGTTGCGCTTATGCCACCTGCACCTGTCTGGTATCTGCGCAATGTAGGGTTAAAATATTTCCCTGTGCCCTGTTCCCCATCCTTATAAGAAAACTTTGCTAGCGGGATTTTTTTGCCACTTGCATGTATAACAGCCTCTGGATTATTATTTGTGGCAAATTTTATACCCATGACGCTCTTAAAACCAGAAACCTTCACAACATATTTTTTCTTTGCCTCTTTAGCAAGCCTTGAACGCGCCTTCTTTGCAGTATCGTTAACTGCCATTTTAAGCACTTTAGGGGCTTTTTCCTTCATATAGCCAAGTCTTCTTTCTACCTGGCTTAAGTTTGCCGCTTTAACAATAACACTCAATTTTTATTCACCTCCAGATGCAGCGAATACACACCACCTTCATTTATACTGTCAGTAACAATAAAAGTTGAACCATCAATTACAACAGGTTTACCAATACCTGGAAGAGGTCCAAAATCCAGGGCATGGACATATATAAGTGTCTGTTTTTTGTATATGCCATCCATATGGCTTTTTATCCTTTTTTCACGCTCGGTAAGCTCATTGTCATCAATGATAATAACCATCTTTTTCCCATTGACTGTGTGTTCTTCACCAAATTCTGCTGGATCTAAAAAAACCTTTTTGATATCATCCCTGATTATTTCTTTAAAGTCCATCCACTGTACCTTTATTCCTTTTCCTTGAAACAGCCTTTTTACGTTCTGGTGTTGCAGGTATTATCCCTGCAAGGCTGTCATTTGTCCCATCAGATGCCATCCCCGCCTGCCCTGGCATTGCTGTCACAGGGACAGCTTTTAAAACTGTGCCTGTTCCCTGTCCTTTCCATGTTGCACTTCCTGCTTTAAGCCATGCTTCTGTCATTCCTGGATTATTAACAGGCAGCCTGTCACCTGCATTGTACTGGTGTGCAAGATAAAGCACAGGGCGTAATGCAATAAGTTCTGTACTCATGCGTTAATCTTTACAAGTACTGTATTGCTGCCAGATGCTGCACCAGAAACAACAAAACCAGCTTTTACATTGCTAACAGCAGCTATTGTTTCCCCGTCTTCACTGTCTGTACTGGCAGCTGTGGCACCAGGGCTGGCCACAATCCCGCCATCACTTTCTGAATAATAAACTTCTGAACCAGCGGCAATTTCACCAGCCCCACTGGATTTAGGAAATTCAAACACCCCTGTTACATGCAGGCTTCCTGTTTCGCCTGGCAGGATATCTGTACCTGCCACACCAATACGGTTCCCAAAAATAATTATTGTATTTGCTTCAATTATATCTGTTGTACCATTGGTATAATCAATGGTTTCACCCCTCTGCCAGAATGCTGCTTTGCCCATGTATATCCCCTCCTCATGCCATTTCAAGCTTAGTTTTTACCGCAACGCCAGGGTTCTTTATACCACCACGGAAATCCATTACACTTATCCCCCAGTCAATGTAAATGTCCCATACAAAACCTAACTGCCCTGGTGATTCCATTCTCCGTATTGTTGGGATTTCCTGGCCATTAAGGTAATCCACTTCTATAAAATCTGTATCGCCAGATGCGCCAAGAAGCCACCAGGGCATTACATTGCCCATTCCCCCACAAAGCGCATTAACCACTGGGTCTTCCACAACTTCCAGCTGGCTGCGGTACTGGTACAATGGATTCACTGCCTGTGTATTATCCGGGGTATGTATTACAGGGCTGTTAAAAAGTGTATACATATCAAACTGCATGCCGCTTGGTACTACTATTTTTGAAGGGTTGATAATTATTGCCTCACCAAACTGGTCATGCTGGTTTGCCAGTGCCATAATCATTGTCTGCATGGCTTCCTGTGTTACACCTGTGCCAGTTTTTAACAAGTTTTTATGTTGTGGTGAAAACAACTGCACCCCGTCATAAACAGCAGGATTATTTACCAGTATCTGGTACACCTGTTTATTTAAGGTCTTCCTTGCGGCGGCGGCATATCTTGCAGGGACAGAGGTGACAAGCCCTATATCATCATCAATAAATGCTTTGCGCGACAGTGTAAACTGGCGGCCATAAGTTTTTAACTTCCTTGTTGGCAGTTTATCATCTTTAAATACATCATGTTTCAGTTCGCCGTTCTCTGGCACTTCCAGGAACTCACCTACTGGTCCTGCAATATAATAATTATCATGTGTCTTAAAATCAGATAAAGTCCCTTTTTTTGTGATTCTGTCAAATGTTACAGATACCTTCCTGTGCCCCTCCGTATATGCTTTTTCTATAGTGTTATCAAGAATTGAAGGGAATGCTGCCTCTGGGTTATAAAAACCTCTCTGCAGCATGGAATACAGTTCATCTGTACTTTTACGGTTCAGGTTAGATACATCTGTACCATCCATCTGCAGGCATTCAATTGCAAGGTCACGCATATGCATACCCATAAACTCCCTTGCGCCATCTGCTGGTTTATCAAGCGTCATGCCAGAACGCAGTATCAGCGAATCTGTGGCTGCCCTGCGGAACTTATCCTGTTCTGCGTCAACTACCTGTATGCCTGTGTGTATTGGTGCACCATTTGCCCTCATATGTTCAATAACTGCTGCCCTTACACTCTCCACAGTACTTCCATTATCTATGTAAGAACGCGCATCCATCCCAAAATCATGGCACATATCTTCAATCTGGCGTATACGCATGCGTTCAGCCCTGGCAGCTTTTTCATTGCTGTCCTTGCCATCCCCGTCTTCCTCTCCTTCATTGCTGCCATCCTGGTTCCCGTTATCCTCTTCTGCCCTTTGTGCTGTACCATTTCCAGGGTTACCATCTGCACCATCAGCTGTAATATTATCAAGTGCCCTTTGCAATGAATCAAATTCTGCCCTCTCATCAGCATCCATTGCCCTGCCTGCTGCACGTGCCTGTGCAAGCAGTTCTTTCTGGCGGGCAATTATCTGTTCCTTTGTCATTCCTGGTTACCTCCTTGTTTTAACATGTTTTCATTGCACTGGATCTGTCTTTTATATGTTTCATAAACATCATCTGTGCCTTCTTCATTAATGGAACGCCCAACACCCACAGTTGGGTCTGCTGGGACTGAAACAATACTGATTTCATAAGGTGTCCATTTCCTTGCTACCGAACATGGCCCTTTAAACCTTCCATCTGCTGACTGTTTATTTGCCATTACCTCTTCCCAGTTGTCTACTGTATAACCAACCGATACACCTTTAAGCGTCCCGTTTTTAACCTTCTGGTAAATCTTTTCTGAAAGTTCATCTGAATCAAACGTAATTTCAGCATATCCCCTGCCATTTTCAATCCATGACCTGTCTATCTTTCCAATTACGTCATCCCTTTTATGGTTATATAAAACCACACCTATAGAATCCAGGCGTCCCATATCCATACATCCATCCGAGTGGTCAAGTATCTCTGTCCCAAACCAACGCCCATAAGGCTCCTCTGATGAAAACGAAAGCTGGAATGTCCTTTCTTTGCCTCCGTCTTCTACTGCTTTGATCTGACATCCAGGCATTTCCCTTACACCTTTATTCTTATCCCTGTCCAGTGTCTGTACTGCCGTCCTTGCCATCACCACTGCTGGCATCTGCGTCCCCGCCATTGTTTCCCTGGCCGCCTGGTCCTTCTTTTTCTTCTTTGAGCTTTCCATCAAACAATACACCTCCTAACCCGATACCTTTTTCTGATGCATACTCCAATACTTCTGCCATGTCATCTATCTGCTCACGCCAGTCCATGCCATTTTCTGCTGCAACCTGTTTATAAGATTTAATACCCGAATTTAACGCAACTTTAGTGGCATTTGCTTCTTTTAGTGGGTCAATCCACTTTTTAGGCATTTTTATCCATTCATGTAAAAAGAATTCCTCCTTATTGCTCCAGAAACCAGGTATTGATACCAGCCCTGCAAGCACACATGAAATTACAAACGTTTCATATATCTCATCAAGTATGGCAATAATCTGTTCTTCCTCTTCAACAAATGCAAGTTCATCTTCAATTGCCCCCTGCCTCGCTGACGAGTAATTGGTTTCTGAAAGGTCACGGCTGGTTGATTCATATGATAACCCCTGCCCTGCACCAACCATTTTCTGGTGCAGTTTTACAAATGATGCAGCATCCGCAGACTGTCCTGAAGGGTTTACAGTATAAACTTCATCACCTGTATTTAATTCCTGTATCATGCCTGGCGCAAGACGTTTGCCATCATAATCAATCTTTTTTTCAGCGGACTGCATCCCAGGCCGCCCAACACCTGTAACGGGCAAAGCTTTTTTAATAAACACTGCAAGGCAGGCCTCTATTCTTTCTTTAACCGATACTGCAGTCATAAATTCATTTGTATCACGTATCCTTGTAATGGTATGTGCCATATCAGACATCTCACGTATCTGTGACGGACGTCTTTTTGAATAGTAAAAAATTACATCATCTGCCTTGATGTATACAGGCTCTGCAATTGAAAAACCATCAATCTGGTACTGTCTTATCCAGTAACCAGCAGGCCTGTTGTACTCATTATATTCAATCCCGCCAACAACACGGTGCCTTGCATCCCCTGGGACTGTATGCATTGTATCAAGTTCATCCACCTCAACCATCTGTAACGCAAACGGGACCATGCCATCCTTTGTATAACGCTTTACAAACAATATGCCGCCATCAACGTGTTTCCTTACGACTGCCATACGTAGCATCTGGTTCAGGCTTTGCGTGCCTGTAACATCACAGTTCCTGGCTTTACACCATTTCTTCCAGAGCCTCTCCAGCTCAGTATTTAATTCCTCATTACCTGTTTTTGACTGCAAATGGAAACCACTGCCTATTACATTACGCTTTCTTGCCCATATGAGGGAATTCATAATATCTGAATTGCGTTCAAGATCCCTTGCCCTCGCCCTTACATATTCCCTGCTGCCACGGTCTGTCATTTCTGCTGAATAGTTAGACACCCTCCAGCCTGCATTCATCCTGCTGCCATCACCTGCATCATAATTCCTTAATTCTTCAAAAGCAGAACGCCATGCCAGCCTCCTTGCGCCACGCTCTGGGGATATAAAAGCTATTACATTGTCAAGCCAGCCCACAACTGCACCTCCTAACGCCCGTCAAATACTGCAACATAAGTATCACCAAACAGCCCTGTATTGTTTCCAGCTGCCAGTTCTGCTTTAAGTTCTTTCTGCATCTGCCGCAGCATCCCAAGGTCTGCCCTTGTTAACTTCCTTGAACCTATCTGGTATGACTGCCCGCTGTATAATATTTTTGTTATGGCTGTTTCAACCTCTTCCAGCCTTTCTTCTGCTGTCATTGCCATAAGACCACCTCCTATAACCAGCCATCATCTGCCTGTATCCATGCATTATCTTCTGTCTGTGTTCCATGGCTGTCTTTCTTGTTTTCCTCTGGCCTGTCTGGCATATCCAGGTGCATGGAACGCACCCCCATTATGTCTGCTGCTGCAAATGCATACACTTCACAATCCAGATAATGGTTGTCTGCATGGCTGTGTTTTGGACGCCATCTTGCAACAACCCTTGCACCAGTTTTTTCATTTACTTTATGTTCTGATGTAACCTGTTTTGCATATTCCAGGTCACATGAAGAATAGACCATCCATGCACCTGCCCCGTTATCTTTTTTCATTCTTGCAGCAATCATATCCTTGTATTTGTCACCATCTACCAGCACAAGGTTCATCCCGAATGCCTTGCTGTCTGGCCTGTTAATTTTTGACAATTTAAAATGGTTCGTCATAGGGTTTGACGAACCTTTAACAGGCAAAGCCCAGTCTGAATTATTTACACAGAAATCATAAGTGCTGTCTGAATCATAGCCAGAATCAACCAGGCATAACGCAACTACCAGGCGGCTACCATTATCCATTCCATATGCAAGGTTCATTATACGTTCAATTTCCGCCCATGAGCCAGCCTGTCCATGTGCTATATTCTGTGATGTAATGTAATTCCCCCATGCCCGTATAGTCCAGTACATACAAGTTTCCTGCACATCCACCCCGGCAGTCAGAAGCCTTGCCCACTCTGGTACAACCAGTTCTGGGATATTTGTACGCCGTTCCATTACTGTGTCTTCGGAAGTTTTTAATTTTGTGTCCTCCCAAGGTTCTGCAAGCCAGCTGTTTGTAAAGTTCTGCATCTTTTCTGGGTCACCAAGTGAATTAATATATTCCAGGGCAATTTCTGAAAAACGCACAAAAGGGCTGTATAGTGTGTTAATCCAGAAACCAACTTTTTTTCTTGAAGTATTATTTTTTCTTACAATGCGCCATCCTCCAAGCCGCAGCATCTTATCTTTGTGCTGGTCAGTTATTATACATCCACACTCCTGGCACACATATACTGCCTGGTCTGCCCGGTCAGATGCTGTAATGCCATCACTATCATCTGGCCACTTAAGCTGTTTAAATTTAAGTTCTATCATTTCCCCACAATGTGGGCATGGCACAAAATAATGTTTGATAATATCAGCACTTCCAAGTGCTTTCCATATATGCCCTGTACTTAATGTTGGTGTGCTTGTAAGGTATATTTTCCTGTTAGCAAATGTCTTTGTACGCTCCCTTGCAAGGCTTATCGGGTCAGCTTCTTTTTTGCTTGCACCTGGGTATTTATCTGTCTCATCAAGGAACAGGTATTTTATAGCCTTTGATGCCAGCGAAGAAGGCGAATTACTTCCTGCTACTGTTAAGTACATGCCATCAAACTGGTGCTCCAGTTTCTGTGACCTGGACTCATGGTAAAGTTTTTTAAGGGAGGGACTGTTTTTTACCATTGGCACAATACGGTTTTCTGCAATACTTTCACCCAGCTTATCAGTCGGATAAACAACCATGGCAGGTGACGGGTCCTGCTGTATTACATAGCCAAGCATATTTAACATAGCTTCCGAACCGCCAATTTGTGTACATTTACAGAATATGGTTTCTTCTGTTTCATAATTTACAAGTTCATCCATTACCTCTTTCAGATAAGGGGTTTTATCATTCCTCCAGGGTCCCGGCATTGCAGAAATTTTAGAATCAAGTATACGGTATTTCTGTGCCCACTCCGAAACAGACAAATCTTCTGGAGGCCGTAACTGTTGCAGTGCGTCTTTAAGATACTGGCTTATCTGGTACTTCTTGCGCCATTTTCTTTTTCTCTGCATTTAAAATCCCCTTTGCTTCTTTTGGTCCTACAATCCCTGCAACAACAAATGAATCCAGCAGCGAAGCAATCTCACCAGACATTTCTTTCTCAATCCTTCTTGCTTCAAGCGGTTCCAGCTGGCCAGAAAGCAAGCCGCCAACCCTCGCTGGAAGAGATGTTGCAAATTTTTTGAATACAAGAAAAAACTTTGCATAATCAAGCTTTACTTCGTCTATTGATATATATTCCCCTGCCGCAATCTGTGTTTTAAGCCTGTGCAGCTCACCCTGGCTTTCCTTGAGGGCAATCTCTGCTTCGAGCTTCTGTTCTTTCAGCTCTATTTCTTTTCCAGAATGGTTTCTGTTTTTAGCTTTTTCTGAAAGATGCTTCACGTATTTTTGTATAGTCGGGACTAAATCATATCTGCGTACTTCTCTGCCATTTACCTTAACAAGGACAGCATCAATAACCCCGTCATGTGTCAGCTGCTCGATACGCCGCGGGCCCTCAAAGCCAAACAGCTGCGCCATAATCCTTGAATCATAAAGGTTCTGTCCATTTCCAGAACTCATGCTACCCCCCCC